TTGTCTGTTTCAAGGAAGGTTCGCGAATATTAACCAAAAATGGTTACCGTTACATACAAGACCTAAGAAAAGGCGACCTAATTAAAACAGTTCTACACAATTTTGTGCCTGTCGCAATGATTGGGAAAAGGGACATTTATCACCCCGCTAAAAAAGAGCGCATCAAAGACCAGCTTTACAAGTGCACCAGCGAGAAATATCCGGAAGTCTTTGAAGAGTTGGTTATAACGGGATGCCATTCTATTTTGGTGGATCAATTTGCAAGCCAAAAACAAAGAGAAAAAACCATAGAAGTTACAAAATACACATATCGCACAGATAATAAATTTAGATTGCCCGCGTGTGTGGATGACCGAGCGTCCGTGTACGAGAAACCCGGCAATTACACTATTTATCACTTGGCCTTGGAAAATGCTGATTACTATATGAATTACGGAATCTACGCCAACGGTTTATTGGTGGAAACCTGCTCCAAACGCTACTTGAAAGAGCTATCGAATATGACATTGATTGATTAATTGATTAATTAATTGATTAATTGACTAAGTAACTGTGAATTATTATTGTTATTATATTTTAAAAAAATTGTTTTAAAATATAAAAATTGTTATAGTATAATTATAACCACAGCATAAATATAATTCAAAAAACTAATATAAATATATATATATATAAATATATTTCTATATATTTTATAAGATGAGCGAACAAGAAGATCCTAAGACAAATGAATTAGAAGATGCAATTATTTGTCCTCACTGCAAAGAACCAATATTAATCGAAAAATTGAACTGCTGTATTTTTCGTCACGGAATTATGAAGGATACTTTGAAACAAATGGACCCTCATTGTCCAAAAGAAGAGTGCGACCGCCTTTTTTCTTGCGGGCTTATTTACGGTTGTGGCAAACCATTTAAAATAATAAAAACCACTGACGGGTTTTGCGTTGAAATATGCGAGTATATATAAAAAATATAAAAATTGACGATTTATAATAATATAATAATTATAACCACAGTATAAATATAATGCAAAAAACCAAACAATTAACCGAGTTCTTTTTCAAGAATAGCTCAAAAGTAATACCAGCTGTTTTAGATGAAACCAATCTAAATTATGTTTTAAAATTTGATGGATGTAGCAAGGGAAACCCGGGTCCAGCGGGGGCAGGAGCGGTATTATACTATAATAATATTGAAGTGTGGTCTGGCTACAAATTTGTAGGCAAAAAAGAGACAAATAATTTCGCGGAATACTGTGGTTTGATTCTTGGGTTAAAAGAAGCCGTAAAAAAGAATATTCGCGCATTAAAAGTGTGCGGGGATAGTCTGCTTGTTGTAAAGCAAATGAAAGGAGAATACAAGGTAAATTCTGAAAATTTGACTCCTCTTTATAATGATGCAAAAAAATTGGAGTCAACCTTTGATAAAATAATTTACGAACACATTTACCGTCAACACAATGGTCGTGCGGACGAATTGGCCAACGACGCGCTCGAAGAACAAGAATTTTTAGACGAAGTAAAAAATGGTGGTTTTTAGCGATATTCCAGCAAACCCACATTCAACTGTTGTCTAGGCTTGTATTTCAGCAAATCCATTTGTGTAGTTGTTGTTGGAAATTCATTTAAACCATAAATATCTTGCAGCATTAACCATTCAAAAAGACCACCCGAATAAATAAAAACATTGTAAAACCCGAGTTGCAGCAATTGTTGATATTTTTTGAATACTTTATCGTCGTTACAGTTCCTGCCGTAAACAATAATTTGTATATTCTTGCTGCCTCGCAAGTGTTTATTAATCAATGCTTCTTCTTGATGAGCTGTTACAGTGCCTATAATTAGACAATTCTGTTCAGAATCAGGCAAGGTATTAATAAGAAGATAGATTTCTGGGTTTTTGCACGCCGATTGCATATCTTCGAAATTTATTTTTTGTATAGATGATTGAGAGTTTCCCATTAAATAAAGTATTTAAATATAGTATTTAAATATTTTTAAATCAAAATTCAAACTGTTTTTATTTGCTAAGTTGAACTTTCAAGAAGAAGCAACCTTTCCACTTCAGCTTTTCCATCGTTAAATAATTTTATTATTTCAGTTTTCCAAGGTTGATCGCCAGCTTGATCATTATTGCGCAGTATGCTTGTTAGTGGAATCCAACAATCTGCGCATCTTACTTCTGGAGCTTTATTCCATAAAGTACTATTGTAAATTTGCAAATCGTTAATTAGTTGCTTTTCTTCACTGGGTATAATTTCCAGCATTTTCTCAATAATTTCAACAACATCCGTGATTACACTTTCACTCATCTTGAATAATATAAAATCGTATTTTTCACAGCATTCGTTTTCAATTTTTATTGAAAACGAATGCTATGAAAAATACTTCAAGTAAGGGTTCAGCGGAAAATCATGGGTTTCCTGCTAATTGAAATTCACCACAATCTCAACTTTTTCCTTCTTTATGCTCTTTGTAGCAGAGACCGACAATTCTTCTCTCTTCTTGCGCGTCTTGGCATTGCCTCCATCCGCCAAATTCTCCTTGCGCTTGCTTGTGCTATTTCGATTATTCATGTCCTTCTCAATAGTATCATAGTTATCTTCAATGTATTGAACCACTTTGTTCTCCAAACACCACTTGAAAAAATTGAGTTGACCAATTGTGGTCTCAATATATGCTCCATCTTTATAGGGAATACTTATTCTATCCCATCTGCAAAAAGGGTCAAATCTTTGCTTGCTATATGCTTTCAGTTTCAACTTGTAATCCACATATACCTTGAACCGGCGAATATAACCATTCTGATCTTCAATGTTGTACAAGGTAAAGTTCTTCTTTGCATAATTAGTAGCAAACCAATCAACAATGCGGAGAGAAATCTTGGATTCGCCAGTAATAATCTTCAACATCTTCTCGAGGTTTCCGTCTTTATTATAAAAATCCATTAAATTATTCATTAATAAATCGTTCTGCGTTGTATAAGTTGCGCCAGACATACTGATGTATTGTTATTGCATTAGTATTAATCTTTTATTTAAATACTTATTTAAGTTATTTATTTATCCACCTTTTCCACCTTTTCCACCTTTTCCACCTTTTCCACCTTTTCCACCTTTTCCACCTTTAAAAAAGGTGGAGCCAAAACAATTAAATAGGTTGTAGTTTTTGGGTTGTAAAAATGCACATTTTGGCTCCACCTTTTCTCAAAAGGTGGACGGGATAAAATTGAAGTACTTTAATCACGGTAAAATCGTGTAACCCAAAACAATGAGCGTTACAGATGCACAAGCAACTGCGTTTGTTAATTTTATTGAACACCCAATTCCTCCGGGGTTGGTTTTGACCAAGATTAAAAGTGAAAGAGATGCTCGTTTTTATGTAGGTGCAGGCCGTCAATTCATTCTTCATTTGAAGCAGTCCAATCGTTATGTATTTGTGAAATGCACTGGAGCAGGTTTGTGCGCAGCAGATATGAAAATTATGTTTGCAATGAAAGAGGGAAAAAAAGATGAAACTGACGCCACTTGCACAGTGTCATATAATTATGAGAATTACAACAAGATGTATTATGACAGCTTCAAGATTCATGAAGATTGTGATGCGTATTATTTGCACATTGATCATTAACTAGAGTAAAATTGGTAAATCATCACGAACAAATTGCGCGCTTCCATCCCTTAACCATTTTACCACCATGGTCAAAATTTCAACTCCAGAATCGTGCGCTTTTTTTACAGCGGCTTTGTATTCTGGGTCAACAACAGAAGTGGTAAACCGATTTACATCGGCGCGTTGAATAACAAAGCACAAAATGCAGCGAATTTTTGGATTAGAAACATGGATGGCTTCTAGCTCGCGAATATGTTTCAAGGCGCGCGGGCTCACCGGGTCGGTGCTTTTTTTTCGGTAGCCGTCGGGAAAATACGCAACCTTTGAATTGAAATCGCGACCTTCAAAATTCATCTTTTTGCGGTCTTTTGCACAAACATCTTCATAATCGGCGAGGGGAACATTTTTGATTTCCATAATAAATGGGGACCCGGCAGCATCGATACCACTAAAATCAAATCGTGAATCAACTCCCAACTCGGCAACCTTTATTGTCGTTTCTCGGCGCCAGGTCTTTAAGTTCTTCAAAGAAGACAATAAATTTTGACTTAAAGCCGCTTCGGCCAAAGTTTCCGCGAGCTTGGGATAGATGCCGACAATTTCTTCGTCGGCGCCTTCTTTACAAATGGATAAATAGATGCGATGACTGCATTTTGGGGTTTTTTTGGTTAGTGTTTTTGATTGAGGCGTTGCGGACATTAACACGCGCGCATTTGCATCAGCTAAACCGCAGCATCCTAGAGAAGCGCTGTGCGCAATAATCTCTTTTCTCTCGAGTCCTGAATTTTCATTTATCAAAACATCGGCAACATAAGGTGTTTTGATAAATTTAGACGGTCTTTTTACTACAAGTCCTTCGATTAATTCTTCCAGTTGAAGCATTGTTTATTCGTTTTTGTGCACTCTATAAACATTCTTATGGTTTCTTCAATTTTTATTTTACGGATTAGCTGGATAAACCATTTTGAAAAATATCAATTTATATTATCTACCAAAAAATATTACTTAAAAATAAAAATATACTTAAAACTAATTATGAACCAATTAACAGTTATATGTCACATTTACAACGAAGAATACTTGCTTCCTTTTTGGCTTGAACATCACTCGCAAATTTTTGACCATGGAATAATAATAGATTATTGTTCAACTGATAGATCAATAGAAATTATAAATAAAATGTGCTCTCACTGGAAAGTGATAACAACTAAAAATGTAAATGAAGATGGTACTCCAAACTTCAATGCTTTTTTAGTAGATTTGGAAGTGAATGAGGTTGAAACAATGATTGAAGGACACAAAATTTGTTTAAATGTAACTGAATTTTTAATAATTAATCAAGAAAGGCACGAATTTATAAATTCTTTGCAAAAAAATAAGTATTATTACACTAATGTGTATTCAGCTATGACAAAAAAAACTAATAATTTTCCTAAAAATTCTATAGAATTCTTTTGTGATATAGATTTAATTTGTCAACCAAAGGATGGAGTGCGACATCATCGAGTCTTGCATTCAGACAAGATGTGTCATTATATAACTGGAAGACACTGGCATATAGGTGGGACACAAGAAACGAATATTTATAATAATAAATTTTTTATATTATGGTGTCAATACTATCCCCACAATTGTAAAATGTTGAGCAGAAAATTGCAAATTCAAAATAATATTCCACAAACTGACAAAAATGCTTCTTCGGGGTGGCAACATATTATTAATCTTCCTGAATTAGAAGAAAACTATCGCAACGCTTTGTTGTATCATAATAATAATAATAATATATTCAACAGTAATATTAATTTAATGGAATCAATTAAATTTTCTTGCAATAATTTAAAAAAAAATAATATTTACTATAGCGAATTAATTATTGATGGTGTTTGGGGAGAAAACAATGTAATGCTGAACAATGATATTAATTTATTAAAAAAAACAGATTTTGATGAATGTGGATATAAAATTTTAAATATTGACAATTATAATATTTTTTTGCAAGAATTAATTAAAAACGAAATAAAAAAAGTTACACAAAAAAATGTAAATTTAATAAACTACCACAATGAAGTTACTAACGACGAACACACTGCAATTTTAAATTCAATGCCATATAAAAAAAATTCATCTCAGCAGCTAAAAGACTTTTCAAAGTATCTTGAAACATATATTTCTGAAATATTGGGCGAGCCCATTAAAATTTTCAACGACAATTTATGGTTTAGAATATGTAGACCCACGAATATATGCGACAATGACTTTAATCCTTGTCACAGAGATGTTTATTTAGATTTTTATAGGAATATTGTTAATATTTATTTGCCAATTGTTGGGTCTAATGCAAATTCTTCATTAAAAATACAGCCAGGAAGCCATAAATGGAATGAAAATGAAACAATGGTTACAAAAGGAGGCGCTTTTTTTAGAACTATAAATAAAAAATATTCTGTTGACACCATTGTTGCGAGCAAACGACCATTGGAAATGATTCGTCCAAACCCAACAACCGAACAACTGTTGTTGTTTTCACCTTATTTAATACACGGTTGTTCTGATAATACTAATGCAAATGAGACGCGCATTTCATTAGAAGTTAGATTTATACGAAATGATGAAAATGGACAAAAACAGGAAGCGGATTTTAACGAGTTTTTAAAAGTACGCAATTGGCGATAAAAATGAATTAATAAAAATAATAAATATAAATAAAATAAAAATATTTATTATTATTAGCAAATATAATGTGCGTTCAATGATGTATTTCAAAAAATGTTTTTAAATAATCATTCATGTAATTGGAAAATTGATTGATACCGAACTGAGTGTAATGTCCTAAATCGCCCGACACAACTTTTTCTTGGGCATAATTAGATAATACATTTGTAGGGTTAATAAAAGGAATATCATATTTTTTACAAATAACATCCAATAAATTAATCAAATTATTTCTTGAATTTATATATTCGCCATAAATTTTTGAATTGTAATGAGAAACAATAATAATTTTTTTAGGTGATAACATTTTTTTAATTTCAAAAATATCATTTTCTATTTCTTCATCACTTTGGTGTTCAATTATAAAATTATTTAAAATTTCATGAGGTGTTTTACTAATAAAGGGGAGAAAGGAAAATCTTTTGTCTACGCACAAATGGTGCAAATAAAAATCATTATGTATGTATTTGTTATTAGAACAAATTTCTATAACAAATATGTTTGCATCTACAAAAATTTTATTATAAATATTATTATAATCTATATATTTATTTTCAGATATTGCTGCTCTAAAACATAATTTATTATATGGAGTTGGGATAATTAATTCACCTTTCAAAAATTTAATTAATTGTATAACTTCTTTTGTTGAATGGGTATAACTTATGACTTCATTTAAATTATTATTACCGTTTATTTTACCCAATCTACAAGTTCAAAACAAAGTTATAGAACCATGAACAAATGGAGGATAATTAATAAATATGTCTGTTCCTCCGCAATTTGGTCTATCTAAAGGACCGGGAATGCATTCTTTATTTAATTCTAATGTATTCAAGTCAACATATTTTTTATTTATGTATGTGCATTCAAAGACATTTGGTATAATAACTTCCCTGTGATTTATTACGCCAGCAGGACAATTGTTTCCATGGAAATGGACAAGAATGTGATTTTTATTTAATTTTTCAAAAACTTGATTGTCGTCTTCTGAAAAAGGAAAATGGAATTCAATAACAATTTGAGAAAATTTTTTCATTTGGTCGTCGTTTAAACATTTCAACCAAGGCAATTCTGCTCCTTCTATATCCATTTTTAAAAAAATATTTTTACCGTTTTCAATTAATTGAAACAAGTTTGTATTAAATTCATCCATAACGGGACCAATATTTTGTTTAACAAATATTATGTTTTTATTTGTACTATTGCTGATTGTACAATAAATTGTTCCATCAAATGCAAAACACAGTAGACTTGGATATATAGAACACATATGTTCTTCAAAGGTAACGTCATCTGCAACCCCTCCAGCAATCATGATGTCATAATTTGCGTTCGGAATATCACAAATAATATATCCACCATCACCATGCTGTGAACCTATTCTTATTTTAGGAAATGGACATGCGTAAACGGTCAAAAGATTGGGATCCATATTTATAATAATATTATTATTAATCTCTTTAATATAAAAATAGTTCCATAAATTGTATAAATGTACATTGATTTACTTGGAAGGGGTGATAGATTAGGAGCCAATATTACTTGTTTTATTGCCCAGATCATATACGCAGTTCATAATAACATTTATATTAAATTCGACCGCAAATTTATTGAAAGTGGTGATAATGTTAGATTTGTGCCTTATAATCAAGATTACAATAATAGCGTTTTTATAAGTAGTTTGTTTGATTTTATTGATATTCATAATACTAGATTAGCTTGCCCGGACACATCAATTAAAGACGACATGTTTTCTATTCATTTTTTTGAATTAATAAGCAAAGTCACCATTAATATAAAGCAAGATCATTTTTCATATTTTAGAAAATGCATACAACCTCATATAAAAGACCTTTTTTTAAACAAGGCATTTGAAAAAGGATACACAAATAATATTCCATTTAATCCAAAAAAAACTATTGCAGTTCATCTCAGGTTAGATGATGTAAGAAATTGCAGAGATTATGACGGAAGAGTGTGCTCTCAGCATTTTATAAATACTATAAATAATAATATTATTGCAGATAATAATACTCATAATCAAATAACAACATATTATCCTGGATGCAATTTTCAAGCACCTCTTTCAAAAGAGAAATTGCAGTTGCAAATCGACGCTGCATTAAAAAAATATCCAGATTATGAAGTTGTATTAATTACAAACCCAAACGAAAATACTAATATTTTCCCATATAGATGCATTCAAAATAATGATGAAAGTTTAGATTTATTTTTATTGTGCAATTCTGAAGTAGTAATATTATCAAGAAGTACATTTGCTTTATCATGTTTATATTTTGGAATAGCAAATGAAATTTATCTTCCGGTGTGGGGACACAGCGCTTGTTTCGGTTTAGGCGCAATGAATAAATTCGATGAATCCAAGTTTAACTATTTTTATTAGGTAATAATTGATTTTTAAATTATAAATTATATGCATATACATGCCCCATTACAGAGCAGTTATTTTAGTATTAGCGTCAAATAACAACCCTGTTTATAAAAATTGCCGCAAAATATGGAAGGCTTATATGAATGTTGATCCAACAATTAAAGTTTTTTTTGTTTATGGAACAATGACATTTGACGACGCGCTGGACGATTATGATGCTGAAAGTGATATTTTAATAGATACTCCTGAAAGTTATCCAGTGTATATAAAAAAAACTATAGAAGCAATGAAAATAATTGATACAAAGACAACTTACGATTATTTCATTAGGACAAATTTAACAACTTTTTGGGATTTTAAAAATTTGCAGTTACATTTAAATGACCTTCCGAAAAAAAACTGTTATTCTGGAGATGGGCCGTTGCCGGGGTATAACTCGTGTGGTTATTATTTGAGTGGCACGGACACAATTGTTACTCCAGAAATGATTAAATCAATAATTTCAAATGAGCATTTAGTTGATTTTCACCTAGTTGAAGACGCTGCGATGGGAAAATATTTTAATGGAATTTTAAACGCACCAATGTTGCCAAATAAAATATGTTTTTTTGAAGATATAACTTCAGTAAATGAAAGCGACAAAATAATAAATAGAATTATTTGCGCTATCACAGAAAAAAAAGACCATTATAGAGTAAAGACGAATCATGGTAATCGTGTAGAAATAGATTTATTTATATACAAACAATTATTAAAATTAATTTATAATATTGATGTAGTTTATTACCAAATAAACTATACATGAAAAGTTTATTAAAAACAAATAAAATATTATAAACATGACTAGCGCATATAATATTTTGGATAATTCCCTAATTACAGGAGGTAGTGGTATGGTCGGAAATAATATAACATTTGGTTACAAGCCACTATCCAGTGAAATGGATGTTACAGATTCGCGTTCTATTAACGCGTACATAGAAAATAAACACATTTCGTGCGTTATACATTTAGCTGCTTTAAATTTAAGAGACTCTGAAAATAATATTGAAAAATCAATGAATGTAAATATTAATGGAACATCAAAAATGCTTCGGATTGCAATGATTCGCAATATTCCTTTTATTCTTTTATCAACTGGGGCTGTTTTTTCATCTGATAATCCCAATGTAAAATTTGATGAAGGTTTTAGAACTTGTCCAAATTGTATATATGGACACACAAAATGCTCATCGGAAGAAATTGCATTGTTATATAAAAAAACAATATTAATTCGAACTGGGTGGTTATTTGGTGGAAATCAAAAAACGCATTATAAGTTTGTTGAAAATGTTATTAATAATTTAGTTATAAATAATGAAATTAAAGCGTCAAACAATTTCTTTGGGTCACCTACTTATGTTGTTGATCTTATTGAACATATAAAATTTCTTTTTTTAAATAATAAATACGGCATTCATCATGTAGTAAACAGCGGAATTGCAAGTGGTTGTGATATTGCAACAGAAATAGCAAATATATTAAATATAAATAAAAGCCTGGTTTGTTCTGTTTCTACTGATATGATTCCCAATTCAGGACCAAAAAGAAGCGCAACTGAAATATTAGAAACAACAAACCCTTTCAATGTGCTTAGGTCGTGGAGGGAATCATTGCGCGAATATACTTTATTATATTATGAAAATATTATAAAAAAAAATAAATATTTAGAAAACAGCTTAACGCGCAGTGTAAATTTTAAAACTGAAAAGAAGTGGTGCAATAGAGATAAATGTAGGTTGTGCGACAGTTATAATATAAAAACTTTTTTCAAATTACAGCCGACGCCTCCGGCAAATCATTTTGTTTCAAAATGTATTGCTCAAGAAATTATTCCTTTAGATATATGCATTTGTGACGATTGCAAACACATTCAATTGGTTCAAATTGTTGATCCCGTTTATCAATACTCCAATTATTTTTATGTATCATCGACATCTATTACTATGACAAATCATTTAAAAAATAGCGTTGACAATTTTACAGAAGAGTTAAATTTATCAAAAACCGATAATATATTAGAAATAGGTGCGAATGATGGTGTTTGCATAAAACATTTGCTTGAAACCGGATTTTCAAATACTATTGGTATAGAC